CAGGTCAGACCAGTAAATAGTTTGCGTGTCTGTTGCGTTGTCTACGATCCACAGTCTACCGTAAGCTGCCAGAGCCTCGTGACACTTCAGAGTAGCCGCAGTAGCTGTACCGTTAGCTACAGTAAATGTACGAAGACCTGTGGCGTTGTCGTACACTAACGGGTCGTAACCACGCTGAAAGAAGTAAGCCTTATCGTTAAAGTTTACAATCTTCCAGTTGTTAGCAGTAATAGTGTACGAGCCGGGAGTAACATCAGTCAGGGTGGTTGTCCCTGTCATTATCTTGTTGTTACCTGCAGTAAACACTACTTCGTTACCTGCGTCATCGTAAAAGTAGTGGATCTTGTGTACGTAGTCAGTACCTAGTTCAGTCTTGTCAGTAGTAACAACGTCGATACCCTTACGTGCAGCAATACGTCCACGCTTGTCAATCACAGCGTTATCTGCAACGTCAGCGTAAGACGGATCTTGAGCTAACGGTGAATCTTCTGTGTTGACACCCTTAAACGCAGGAGCAACTAGGTTGATGCTTTGTAGTGGCTGTGCCATACGTCAGGCTCCTACGGAGTATACCAAATGGTTTCTTCAGGGTGCTTCTGTGCGTCCATAGCAATAGCGTCAGACAAAAACTTATCAGCAATACCAAAGTACTCAGGTGCTGATGTACCGCCTGTCTCGCCACGCTCACGAGCTAACAGAGCTACTGCCGCGTGTATCACAGGTTGACTAGGTATAAGCAGTTCATCTGTGTCAGCACTCAACTCAGGGTTTCTCAGCGTACAATTAAATCTCAAGCTGTACACACCGTCAGGCTTAGGATAAATGTCTACCTGAGTGTCACCACTAGAGTCAACACCGTTGTACGTGTAGTACTCAGGTGCGCCACTAGGCGGTGATTGGTTCAAGTACTTATCGTTAAACCAGTGTTGAGTCTGGTACTGCATAAAGATGTTTGAGGTATCGTTGATTACGTCTAGTACCTTGATCTTGTTCTGTGATCCAGTGAGTACGTAGTTAAAAATACCAGAAGACGTAGTTACCGTCAGAGTAGTCCTAAGTGCTGACCAATCCCAAGCGTCTTCTACCATCTTCTTAGCGTCGTTAACAAAGTCACCTACCATCTTGCTGTAGGTGTTGTCAGTAACGCTGGATACTTCGTCTTCACGTAAGCGTCTGAGGACGTTGTTTACTAAGTTTAAATATGTCATGCTCTACCGCCTCCAGTGCCAGTAAAGAGTCCTGCTAAATAATCTGTAATTGGAAACTGTCTACCAGCTAAAAGCGCAGGGTCGCCTTCTATACCCATAGAAATTTCTGGAGCTTCTGCGGTAAAGCCGCCTCCACCGCCACCTCCGCCGCCTCCGCCACCACCACCGCCTCCGGTGTCAGTCGGAGGAGGATTCACAACAGTAACAGGGCACTTACCGTCTTCGTAACTATCTACCGGAGTTCCGTCTTCACAAATTTCGCAACCGCTTTCAACAGTTGCTCCGTTGTCACAGACTTCATCGCCTCCACCGCCTCCACCTGTGCCGCAAGTTGCGTCGTACTCAGCACTGTAGGCGTCCCACTTTGCTTTGTATGCGTAGTCAAAGGAAGGAGTGTAACCTATCTTTGGTTCGTCACATTTTACAACTAAGTCAGTAGAGCCTGTTTTACATTCATCAGGATTTTCTGCGGCGTACACTGGATCGTCACACGGGTTTGTTGCTGATCCGCAAGCTGCTCCTTTGTCTACAAAAGTACCATCAGGACACTTCTTTTTGTTACACTTATCTGCGTTTTCGTCTGTTATCTCTGCGCACTCTAGCGGGTCTGTACCACCGCCCCCGTCATCACCGCCAGTTACTAATGTTGATCCTTTAGAAGGATTACAAGGATCGTATGTGTACTGGTTGCCTCCAAACGTGTAGCTTCCGTTTTTCTCTAAATCGTAAAACTCGTACTGAGGAGGTTTATCAGCTAGTTCAGTATCGTCACCACATAAGTCTCCTTGTGGTGGTGGAGCAGCCTCTTTGCACTCTAATTCAGCGTCTATAAATACATCTCCGCATTTCTTTTTACCGCAGAGTTCTGCAATATCTTCTGTTATTTCACCTGTGCAGTCTGGCCCTTCAGGGCCGTCACAAGATCCGTCTGGATCTTCTGGCATATCTGGATTTCCTGTGTCTGGCCCACAGATACACTCTTGTCTGCCTTCGTCCCATTGCCCTTCTCTGCAATTGTTGTTATCTAGCTCTTCACAGATTTCACTTTTTTTAATAAAGCCGTCGCCACACTTTTTGTAACCACATCCTTCTGCGTTTATTTCGTCTATTTCTTTACACTTCTCATCTACACCCGTAATAGGAATTATAGTGTTTAGTACTTCTTCTTCTATTTGTCCCCAGACCCATGTAGCCGCGTAAACACCAAAGATTCCCTTAAGCCAATCAATAATTTTACTGGGATCAGTATCCTCTACGCCGCCAAAAATCTCTTCTATTTTTTTAAGGATTGCGTCTTTCCAGCCCTCTAGTGTTCCTGCTGGATCTTCCATAAAATCACCGATGTCTTTTCCGATGCCTTTTACGAAGTCTTCGAAATCACGGTACGTTCCGATGTCTTGCATCCCCGGAATACTTGGGAATCCCGGTATGCCTATTAAGACATTAAAGTTTACACAGTCTTTCCAGCAGTACGTTCCTTTATCTGGGTCTGCAACGCTACAGTCTTTTAAGTCTTGACATTTCTCAGGAATACCTGCATCTAAAATCTTGTTCCCAATTTTTTTAATGCACTCTAGCGGGTTACCAACACAGTCAGTTATTACGTCTTTAAAATCTTCGTAGATTTCTTTAGCAGTGTTAGCTACGTCTTCGCCAACTTCGTTTACGTAGTCTTGGAAAGTCTTTGCACCATCAGGACACTCAGTGCCTTCCTGTACAAATACGTTATCACCACAAGGAGTATAGTTAGGTAAGTTAGGATCATCTAAGTCTACAGGAATTAACTGACCGTCGCTGGTTATTTCGTAGCCACACTCTTCTGCGTTTTCTTGAGTAATAACTGTGCAGTCTGGTACTTCTCCGTTATTATTGTTGTCACCAGTGTTGTCTTCTCCTTGACAAACACCATATTTGTCACGAGTACCTCCTACTCCACAGGGATCTCCTTCTTTACCTTCTATGCCTGTAGAAACACAGTTACCGTCTTCGTCGTAAGTTCCAAAAAAACCGTCAGCATCACAAGGAGTACCAGAAACAGGCCTTACGTCCCACCAATCTCCCCCTTCGTAACCTAATTCACTTAGTATTCTGGGTAGAACTAAACTACCTTGAAACTCACCTCCGGGCGGCCTGATAGAATCTTTAACTTCTTGTATTTCATCATCAGAGTACCCGTTGCGCCTTAAGATTTTTTCTATTTCTTCCCAAGTTTTAGGTGCTTGTGATTCCTTCGTAACATAGTCGTTGTACTGGCCCATCCAAGTTTCGTTACTGGACAGAGCACCGGGATCAAAGTTCTGGAGATCGCGCAGGGTTGCCTCACCGTTCTCGTAGGCTTCCTTTAGTTCGTTCCACTCTTTGAGTTTTTCTGCAATTGCCTCGTTAATAATACGAGTACCAAGAGTGCTATCTGGGGATATCTTACTTATGTCCCCGCCAGTGTTTAAGAACTGCGTTAATTCTCCAAAAGTAGCACAGCCAGAGTACGTTGTAGCACCTCTAGTTACATTAACCCTAACCGTTCCCGGCCCACACTTATCAAGCCCCATGTCTTCAGCGGTGGGGTCTGTGATTTCAGAGACAGGGTTGCCATCTGGGCCAACAAGACTAACATTGCCTCCACCACCTATACCAGAACCTCCACCAGCACTACCATCTTGCGTGTACCAAAAAAGACTACGGTCAATAGCTTGCCCCGGTACTCTTTTCGCGGTAACTACTACTTCTTCTAGCGGGTTTTCGTTTTCAGCCATAGCTTACTTACCACCCTTAAGCTGCATCAACTTGTCAGCACCACGTATGCCAAAGCTGGCTGTGACTGCAACGTACAAAAGATATTGATACCACTCAGGTAACCTGTCTAGCTCCGCAAAAGCCATACCTACGCGACCAATGATATCAAGATCGTTCATACCTACGCCCCACATAATTGCTATTACAGGCGCACTCAGGACTACTGTGAACCACTCGTCTTTCCACGAGGACGCACTAGCCTGTGCCATGTGTTGTTCCCACGTAGCAGTGTTCTGTATAACCTGCATTGTGGCTTGGTGTTTTGCTTGTGACTGCTCGTGGCGATTACTAAGCCAAGTCTTAGCGAGTCCAGCAATAGGACTAATGAGTGCTTGCCACACCTACGACTTACTCCTGTTACGCCAGCCTTGCACTGTGTCTGTTTCCCAGATACGTATACCTGTCCACACCAGTGTAAACAACGCAGCCAAGGAAGGCAGTACGCCAGCCAAAGCACCAACACCTGTTGCTACGGAAACCGTATCCATTACCTCTTTCATCCCTTGATCTGCCATCCTCATGCACCCTTAATAATTGCTACTGTACCGTAAATGATCCCGGCTGTTACAGCAGCGGCGATAGACAACAAGATACCGTCTAGTAACATACGTTGCCTCTTGCGTTGTTTGTAGATTACCTCTTCCCTCTGTGCTTTAATCTTACGTCTGAGCATTATCATCTCTTGGTAAGTCTCAACACCGTAAGACCAAACAATCAGTTCTCGTATTTGTTTTTCTTGTTCCTCTAGTTTCTTTTTGGCGATGACACTGTTGAGTGCTTGTTGTTCTACAGTTTCTCCGTCGAATAACTTCTTGAAGACACCGGGACTCTCAGCTTCTTTCTCTGCTTGTCTTATGTCAGCAGCAAAGGAATACCACTGC